TAGAAGCCAAAGCCGGGGATGTATCCGTAATGAACAAAGTGCTGACGGCGGAACTTGAGTTTGTCGTCTTCTAGCCAGTTCCTGCGTACCGCCAATATGGTGCTGGTGCCTTTTTCTATTGTTACTACATATGGTAAAGCTATGCCGGTAGGTTCGCCGTCTTGCTCGTCCTCATACCCAGCCAAGTCCATGTCAACGTGCATCTCCAGAATCTGAAAACGACCGTCCACGGAGGCGTTGAACCCTTGGTCTTTGGCTTTCTGCTTCTCTACCTCATCCATCACCATCTGGGGTTCGCCAAGGTCTACATCTACGTAGAAACCAGCTACCTGAAGGCGTCGTAGTTCATTCTTGGTCTTCCGCATCCTGTGCGTGACCCGTTCTGCCTGTTCTAGATTTGCTGCGCCGTAGGGTACGATGATGTCTTCAGCCGGGATAAACACCGAGGTCTGCCTATCTAGCGAGGGGTCGAAGTAAACTTTCTTGAAGGCATTACCTGCCAGACACAGGCTAATCAGCATCCGCTCATGCTCGGGGCGGTATTCACGCATTCTTTCGGTCAATTCGTAGTTCATGTCATCTGCAACACGAACTGAGGCATCTTTCTTCTCTTGGGTCTCTTTGCCAATGATTGTGGTCTTGACCGGCCCCGCAGCAGGGAAAGTCTCCATAATCGTTTCAGATTGGAACTTAACCGCGCTCTCCATTAGAAGGGGATGAAACACACCACAAGAACCAGCCCAAGGTTCGGTTCTTTCCTCATACTTAAGACCTAACAGGCGAAGCCCTTTGACATAGGTATCAAGCCAGTCTTTGCGGGAATTGATGTCAGATTCGTAGTCACCCAACAAGTCAGAGGCTAGGCTCTGCAACTCATTTGCACCCATCTCTTCAGCGAGGTTATCGTCAAAACAAGCATCTTTTGGCGGGACTAGCTCCTCCCCGTTAATCTTTACCGACTCGGGGTCTTCAATCTCAATCTCAAGTGCCGGTTCAAGAGCTTCAAGCCCTTGCGGGGCTTGGTAGAGAGCTTTATCCATGTTTGTTGCCATGATCTATCCTTAGATTAACTTGCAATTACCTTGGCTGTATTCTCGCGGCATTTGAACGGAACCACCCGCTTTTTTAGTTACAGTTTGAGGAGTGACTTCTGTAATTGAGTTTCCAAAATGTATCCCCGTCCCAGCGTTACCTAGAGGGCTTTCGCTGCGATAAATTTCCACTGGGTTAAATCCAACTTCTGGATTTGTTTTATATGAAAACTCATGTAGTACAGTTCCGGCTTTGCGTGGCCCGAAATCTTCGGTAAGTTGAAGCACAGCTTTTCCGGGTATGTGGACTCCCTCGCTATCAAATTTTGGAACTAACTTGGTAGGCATATTTGTATTTTGAAAAAGACCGCCAACCGCATTTGCGTCTCTAGGGTCTATAAAAATAGTCTTTCCAGATCGAGGTTGTACCCCTTCTGTTGTGTCTCTATGCATAGCCCCAGAACGGTTTCTGGTAGTTGTGTTATCTGCATGGTGCGCGTATGCAGAACCACGGCTGGTTTTAAACGTACTTAGGACGTCCGTGCCAGAAGGAGCGGCTTTGAGTATTTTTGCTATTGGTTTTACTACCCCACCAACCATAGGAACCATTCCAAGCCCAGCCAGACCCATACCAGCTACGTCGCCCTCACGCCTAGCAACCTCAAAGTCTTTAGCGGACAACGCTGGGCCAAGCACAGGATGAAACCCCGCAGCCATCTCCACAGCTTCAGGTGATAGGTCAGCCTTCGGCCTTGCTCTTACGTTGCGTCCTTGCCCTTTAATAAGAGGGTTTCCGTAGTACGCATCGGTGTCCTCTGCCATGATTTATCCTTTAGTAAAACCTTTGGTTTTGCCTTGATTTGAACTCTCTTACCGGCTCTTCTTCGTCTGTATCAGTGCTAATAAAACCGCCTTTTCTGAATCTCATAAGTCCCATTGATACAGTATCAACATAGTCATCGTGGTCGCCGGCAGGAAAAGAAGCTACTTCGTCTACCACCTCTTCTGCCCAGCTTGTATTAGGTGCCCAAACCCTGCCAGAGGCAAATAGATCCGAAATGGCATTCAGCCGTGTTATTTTGTCGTTACCCTTGGTTGGGGTAAATTCTTGAACAGGGATACCCATAGCTCTTAACTCATAAATAAGCGGCGCTCCAGAGGCTTTCTTTTCAATAATAATAGAATCCGGCTTCCATTCTTTATATTCTCTAAGCACAATCCTTTTTAGCTCAGGAAACTCTACCCTATCCCTAAAAGCATTTAATAGAATGATATTGGTCTGGTCTTTACCCTCGCTGTTGGGTTTATTGAAAACACCCCAAACAGTACACGCCGAATAGTCAGCCCTGTTACTCTTTTCAAAAGCAGTGTCCCACGCCATCAAGATAAAATCACACTTAGGCGGTCGCTCCTCCTCCCACATCTTCCACCATTCCCGCTTAACAATAGCTGAAGACTCAGATGTAGGGTTCTGTTGATATTGGGCCTGCCATTTACTATTAGATAACTCAGTCCTTAAAGCTTCCAACTCTTCAAAAGACCAGAATTCCGGCCACAAAGGCTTTCCAGAAGGCAAAATAGCCGGAAATTCTATGACTTCCCACTCTTCGCCACCCCTTTGAAAGGCTGCTTTTAATACTTGGGCTGTCAAATCCCTCTTTGACCAGCGGGTCATTACTATAACTATAGCACCGCCTGGTTGTAATCTCTGCCTGGGGCCGGAGGTAAACCACTCATACACAGAATCATATACCGCAGGGTTGGATTCGGCTAGTTTGGCCTCCTGTTCTGAGTGGGGATCGTCAATAATCAACAAATCAGCCCCTTTACCAGTAACAGTACCATCTACCCCAATAGCAAAATACTCCCCATCCTTATTAGTAGACCATCTCCCAGCTGCTTTGGAGTCGTGTCTTAGCGATACATTTGGAAAGATCTTGGTATATACCTCCCCGTCCACCAAGTTTCTGACTTTCCGCCCAAATCCGACCGCCAGATCAGAAGTATTAGAAGCCTGAATAATTTTCCTATCTGGATATTTACCCATATACCAACTAGGCAAAAGGTAAGAGGCAAACTCACTCTTAGTATGTCTAGGCGGCATATTAATAATTAGTCTCTTTAACTTCCCCTCGGCGATTTCCTCAAACTTCTTAGCCATCACCTCGTGGTGTCTGCCATGTATAAAGCTGGGCCACATACACCTTACATATTCCAGGAAATCTATCTGCCCGCGCTCTCTCCTAACAGAATTGGAGTATTCCTCCGCCATAGTGAGTAAATGATCTCTCTGACCCTCCGGTAATTGGTCTATTACCTTTATCAGTCTATCTTCCGGCGATGACTTTAAAATATCAAACAGGTCATCGTTTGTAATAGTATTCAACTCACTCAATTGTCCGAACCCTTAATCCATAAGGCCTAATAGATCTGGCTCTTCTCCTGACCCCCTTACAAACTCCAAGGTCTACAAGAACCCACATCTTCCTAGATACATTACCCCGACCCTTTTCTCCAGTCAGCCGCATAACGTCATCTACCGAGGGGCCGAAACCAAATCGTTTCCACCACTCATCTATCACCAAAAAGATCTCTTTCTGCGCTGGCGTCATTTTTTTATGTATATAATTTTTTTGGTGCTGCATATTTAAGCAGACGGGGGCGTTTCTGTAGTGTAACACCCTGTTACACTAGAGAATTTAGTCAACAATATCATATACATATAAAATTTAGGACGGGAAGTGCGTAATTTATAGGCAATTGAGTGTGGGGATTACTAAGCAAGTGTGGGCGGGGTGTCTTCGCTCGCGCGCGGGGGGAGGGGGGGCGGTGGGGGCGCGCCCGCCTGAAGCCCTGGTGAGCGCTCACTAACCGCCAAGGCATTGATTGGTATAGCATCATCCACGATACATGGCACGGCATCATCTATGCCGGCAGTCTGCGCGACATCGTCACATATGACAGCGTCGTCAGTGTTACCTCTCGCCAATTCGGCCAGCAGACTGATGCCGCCAGCGCCGCTCGATGTAGTGATAGCGGTGCGCAATGAATTGATCAAGCGCTCGCGAGCGGTACTCGCCGAATCCGTTTTGATCAATTCGCGCCGTTCGGTGAAAGCCGCGACCTCCGTTACCTTGCCGAGTAACTCCAGCGCTCGCAGTCTTTGCGCCGGTGGCATCGCATCGTCGATGGCGGTCGTCGTCAGCCGCTCGATCACTAGCGCGCGCAAAGCTGCAGGTGTTGCATATCTCTGAGCCTCGAGCGCTAGCCTGAACGCTTCGACTTGAGCGGATATTGCCGGACTTGCTGCCAACCGACTAGCATCATGGCCATGATGAATGGGCTTTGACTTAGTGTTATATGCCTTTCTGTATGCGCTGGCTTGTGTTTCTCCCATTGCGACAGCCTGAGCGAATGCGACTTGTTTAGTAGTAAGGCGCTTATCTTTGCCGTTGCTGGCGCCGAGTAATATGTGTTCCATCGGCATGGACTTCAGGCCTTCGGCCACTTGTTTACGACTAAGCCGGCGCGTAGGTATTTTGTCGGAATTCATAGCCCGATGATACCCGACGCACAATTGCGGCGCAATGTGACGCCCAGCGGCACCATTTATATAGTAGCAAAAAACCAGGTTTTCAATTAAATCAATGATTTAGCGTGATTGTCAATGCTTGGCACGTTGAATGCTTGACAGTCAATACTACCAGTCACCTATACAACCCACTACGAAAGGCACCTATGAAAATCACCGTACGCATTGATAACAATTATGGCGTCCGCGCTATCTATCCAGTTTGCGACCAATCAAAGCTTTTAGCGCAGCTTGCCGGCACTCG